GCACTAAAATCTACTAAACCATCACTATTGGAACTAGATATAACAGAACGGGATAAAGTATCAGGACTTGCATCCGTAACCGTTCCTAATCCTACTTCCCATTCATCTTCTGTTTGATGTGCTATACAATAATAGGTAGTATTAGTAGTTGCTATTCCTGCTACAAATGTTTCAAATCCACTTAGCGCACCATCTAAATCTAAAGTGCCTGTACCTGCGGTTACTGACGTCTCCTTGACGCGATCATTTAAGACTAAAGCCATAGTACTCCTATGCTAGTCTTAGAATAGCGTCTGATGCGTCAGCAGTTGGAAACTGAATTGTAAACGTTCCCGCTGTACAAGTCTTATCTCCACCAAAATCTATTACAGCCACAGCCTGTTCATTGTCCGGGGTAGCAGTACTATTATAAATAACAGCTCCCCTCGCAGTGATTGTTGCTGATGTCCAGCTCGTATCACTAAAGTCACAACATGCGGTGTCCGTACTTAATGCCGGAGTAACACTCGTTAAAGAGTTCCCCCCAGTAACATAATTAGTACTAGTTGAAGTAATTTCATTAGTACTAGTTGGGTCTGCTGTTCCATCAGAAGGTGCCGCATATACTGTTGTAGATTTGGTTGGAGACGCTGAATTGGTATACATTGCAAGTTTAAAAGTATCGCCGGTTGATGCTGTAAAATCATGAATAGCCGTTAAAACCTCTGTCTTAAAGCTATTGCATACAGCTGATCCTGTAAATGCCATTTTATCGTCCTCCTTGGGTTGGTATTTTTTGTGAGCCTAAACCAGGTTGAATTGACGGACGAGGTACCCTAATGACCCCATCCATATACTGATCCCGTTTTCCACGGCCCATTTGTTGCGCAGCTACCTCTTGTAAAGCGGTCTCGTACGATTGGGTATAAATTTGCAGCATTTCTGCCGGTCCCTTCAAGAATTTGAAGGCTTCTACAAGGCATCCATGCAAAATCAATGCAGGTGCGTTGTCTCCTATCCATGTATTGGCATTACTTGAAGTCAATCTATCTGGTAATTTAGACAGACTCACTTCCACGTAATATGCCGCATCTGGAGTTGGTACTACATATATAGTATTATAGTCCCATTGTGAATAATATTTTGGTGTTCCTTCGGTTGCCCTATTAGGCCAATACTCGTTCATGTAACTTACATCTTTTCGCTCTAGATATGTTCTAGCAGCTCCGACAGCCGTGTAAATTTGAACACTGTTAATAACAGAAAATTCTGTGGGCGTAAGAGCAGAACCTCCTGGCAATGTTAAAAATCCAGATGATGCCGTAAAGTTTGAATATTGATGTGAAGTGAATATTGGTATATCCAAGTCACGAAGAATTCTGTTCTCGGTATGTTCTATAAAGTCATTGATTATTGTAGACGTTAAAACATTACTGTCAGTCTCAGTGTAATCTCTTATTTGTGTAACTAATTCAGTGTAAGTAGTCATGCGCTAACTGTGGTTGGTCCTACAAATACTAATCCCCCACCTCCATTACCAGTAGCAGTAGGTGTAGAACTAATTGTTATAGTGAAAAAATTGGATTCAAGATCCGGCCCATTAGGGGTAACATTAGAGGTATCAGGTGTTGGTGTGTAACCAGAACCTGATTCCAACTCTGAAGGGGCAACTCCAAACTTATCAGTTCCTTCCACACCCATTCCTTGAAATTGCGTTGTACTTCCTTCATCTCCACTGTTGTCTGCACTCCAAAACATAATTGTATCTGATGTTGTAAACCCATGACCAGGTGCATGAACCTTAACTGTAGTACTTGAAGCAGTAAAATAAAAAGGATCTACTGGAAGAAGTCTAGTTGTATCCGGTGCAACTCTTGCCGGCCTAGGTCTTAGTAATGACTGAGGATCCGGCGAATGCTCGTGTGGCATCAACTGAGGAGCCTTCGCTTCATACTCACTTGTATGCACCCACGCACCCGTCCATTCCTTAACCATTTCCGTGTAGGGAAATTGTAATCCGCTACGGTCAGAAATAGCAATAGCATATTTTCCACCAGAATGTACCATTTATTCTACCATTTAGTATTATTTGCGCCAGTCCAAGTGTATTTGCCGCCTTTCTTGGCAGCTCCCATCGCTTGCATAGTACCCTTGACAGGACCTTTACCAGCCATTTTTAAGGGCTGACCTGCACCGCCTTTAACAGTTCCTTTATCACTGTTAACTCCAGCTTTAGCAGGTTTAGGTATAGAAACTTGTCCTCGGCCTTTTAACCAATCTTTGCTCATTTTTCCTCCTACATTTTTACGTGTTTAGTCAAAGGCTGACCCTTCTTATTAATGGTCATGTTATCCAACTTCTCTTTGTTGGGGATATCTCCTTTGCCTTGTTTTCCGCCCATCAAACGCTTTCCGCCTCCAGAGCCTTTTCCTTTCTCTTTAAAGGATCCTTTCTCGTGTTGATGCCTTAGTCCATAATCATTTCTCATGATTCCTCCTTTTTGCATTCACAGTCTGTACATTGACAATTGTCTCCACAATCGCACTCACGACCACATTTTTCACATTTAGCCATAATTACTCCTACGGTATATATGCCTGCGCAGGTTTAACTCTAAACGAGACTCGTTCTCGGTTAGCATCAGCTGTTCGCTGAAATTCTTCATCGTATACAGTTTTTAAATTAGCAGTCAATACCGGTGATCTTTTCATGGATATATAATAAGCTAATCCTGCAACTAAACAAGGAAGAAAATAATATGGAACATCCGCATTGTTGCTATAATCTCCCGCATCTTGAATCCTATTAACATAGAAAAATTTAAGATTATATACCTTATCAGGACATGGGTATACCCATAAAGAAATGTCATTTTCAGGTCTGCCAAAAGTTGCAGTGGGAGTCGTCCCTGTCACATATCCATTGATAACTGTGTATTGTGTAGGCCTTGCATCCCCTACAGCCTTCTGTGTCTTTCTGCTTAAATTAATATATTCTGTTCTGGAAATTTTAGTAATCGCTACGTCTGTTGTATCCGCACTTCCTTGAAGGGTCGTGGATCCATCCGCAGTTGTAGTAATGACAGCATCAACTACATCAATAACCTTCTGATCAAGGGCATAACGATTTTGTCCTGCCACCATCGGAAGAGTATCATAGTCAACTGTCCATAGATTGAGACCTCTGTTAGCCCATTCTGAAAACATAAGATTCAAGGATCTTCTGGCAGTCTTTAAGTCATAACCGCCAAGAACCTCAAGTCCGCATCTCTCGAATGCCTCCTCGATGATCTCTTCAATTTGAAGATTAAATGTTCTAGTGCCTGAATAAGCCATTTAACCTCCTTAACTAGAAATCGCAACGTAATTTTTAAGCCATTCCATTTGAACGAATACGGTATCACCAGCAGTCCTAGCTGGGTTGACAATGGCTACATCGCCATCATACCCACCAGCCGCCTTATCAGCTGCCGTAGGCGATAAGCCTCCAGTGTTGCTGAAATCATAACTCCCATATCCATTCAATATTAAGAAAGGTATGTTAGTAGTGGCGTTCCATTGACATTCTGTTGCATCCGCATTGGCGGTCATGAAAATATTAAACCAAACTTTATTTAAAGTCAGGTGACTGCATTCTTGATTATTTGCACTTTTATTTAACCCTGAAACATCAATCGCTAAACTTTGCGCGCCAGCTCCATCGCCAGCTGCAATTGTGTAATGGTTAATGAATTTTCTTCCGCCGTCAAAAGTTGTTACTAAAGCCATAATTAATTCCCCTTATAAAAGAGTGGGGTCATTACACCCCACTCACGGTTATATTATTTTACCAAGTATCTCCTGAAGCAAGGTTCTTAGCTTGCATAAATTCGATCTTGATCCACGCTTGCCCAGTTGTAGACAATGCTCCAGTTGGAGTATAAGTCAACACTGCCTGGACATCAGAGTCATAAGCAACGCTGTCTGAACCAGTATCCTCTTGAGATACACTTTTCCAAACTGCACTTTGTGTAGCATCCACAGTTACAGCCGCACCAGTATTACCAGTAGTTGTAACTGCTCTCATAATTGCAGTAGCAACGTCAGCTAAATAATCCGGATCATCGGATTTTCCAATTTCA